ATGAGTAAAAAACGTATTATAGTTAATAACATTTCTGAGTACATAGACATAATCCATAAATTAAATAAGGTAAAAGGTCAAAATACACTTTTATACAGAGGGCAAAACAATTATAAATATAGTATAATTCCGTCAATATGTCATAATCTCCCGAATAGCAGACAGACGTATTTAGAATTTGAATCTAAGTTAATAAGGCAAGCCAAAAACAAATACCCCGAAATATTTGGGACCGCAAAGAATGATTTAAAGAATGATTTGGAACTACTTTCAAGGCTTCAACATTATGGCATTCCTACAAGATTGTTGGACGTTACATCTAATCCGCTGGTTGCGCTTTACTTTGCCTGCAAAGATAATGGAAATTCAATAGATGACGGTGAGGTTATAGTTTTTTCTTTCGATAATTTGTCATATGGTGATGATCAAGATACCATTGCTTTGTCAAGCTTTTATAAATTTGACTATAAAATCTCTGTAAAAGAATTTATGAAAATTAACAGATTAGATTATAGAGTAACTCCAAATAAGCATTCATCTGGAGTAGAGTCTTACTGCGTTTTGCATCACAAACCAATATGGGCACAATTACCGGAGTACACTACTCGACAAAAAACTCAAAATGGAAGCTATTTGATTTTTCCTAATGAAATTGTCTATTCCAAATATGAAGAATCCTTTGCAGTAGTGAATGAAGATTTTTGTTTTATTAATAACATCAAAAGCTTATCTAAGAAAGACACATTAATCAAAAAGCTGATAAGAATTTCAAAGGAAGATAAACTTGATATTTTAAGTCATCTCGAATCTCTTGGTATAGACGAATCTACATTGTTCCCTGAAAACTTGGATATTGGTTGCAGAATGATCAAACAAAATATTGGCTTATAACAAAAAAAATCAGCCGCCTCAGACCCATAAAAGTCCGAGACGGCTGTTTCCTTACTCATACAATATACAAAAACTAAACTTTCTTAGCAAACCCCGTCAAACAGATCCACCCAGCACCGCTCTTGAGCTTGCCCCAAGTCTGACCGTCAACTACCTTTTCGGCTACAATAGTGTAGATAAAGCCGTACTTTGCCATAACACCATTGACGAGTGCACAGGACACGCCTGCGCCCTTTCTGACGTTCATTCCGCCCTTGTAAGTTATCTTCACCTTGTATGACTTGAACTTCGCTGTGTGCTTGTTGATCGAACTCGTACCGCTAAGCTTTGCGTTGACCTGTTTTGCTATGTAACCGAACTTACCACTGAGATATGGTCCCGGACAACCCGTCGCCTCAAACCATTTGTGCATTGTAAGATTGCCGCTGGTGTTGCCTGTGTAGTTGAGCTTTTTGATACCATTACGCTTGCAAATATCCACACACAGCTTTATCAACGCAGCCATAGCCTTTTTGCTGACGTGCCAATTCGGTTCACCACTGTCATTTGCTACCTCGATAGTCACAGCACGCATATCATTAGCACGGTTGGAACTGCACCAAGACCTGTACTTTTCGTCCACCATTACGCCTACCTTGCCGTTGCTGTCGATACAGTAATTACAGCTGCCGCCACGAGCCTGTACAGACGTACAGCAGTTTGCCAGCGTTGCATTACCTGCCATGTGATGAATAGTTATCTTGTCGATTTTGTGATCTCGTACATTGTAATGATCTGTCTTGCCCGACCACTTCCAAGAAGCCAACTTTGAATTTCCCATATTATTTCTCCTCCTTAGCCTTTAAAACATCTATTGCCTTTATGAGTACCTGCGGTATCGGTACGCCCATAAGCCCTGCGTTTTCGATTATAGACAGCGTTTCGTTCACCACAAATGCAATGCACACGCAATCCTTTATGTACCCTGTGCCAAGCATAAGGTCAAGCCTGCACGCCACAAGCAGGATAAGAAGTATCATACCCTTGCGGCACAGCCCTTTGAAGCCCGCCCTGCTTTCAAGTGCTCCGCTTTTAGACTTGCCTGAGCGGTGGAATACGCCTGCCACTATTATGCCTGTTGCATAGTCTATCACCATAAAAATGATAAGCGTAGTCATGGCGCTTGTCCACCCTCCAAAAAGAGCGGCAATGCCGCCCCCGATAGTTCCGATAGCGGCTAAGACCGCTGTTTTTATGTTTGTCATATCTTACTCCTTTATCTCAAAAGCAAATCTGCTTAACAGATATTTCTTGCCGTTGAGCAGCACTGTCTGCGTGGGCACTGCATAATCAGGATAGTAGTCGCTGTCATTCTGCCCCGATGTGTGTGAAAGAATGTGATAAAGGTTTGTAAAGCCTTTGTTCAAAGTCGACGATGTCACAGGTGTGAAAGAGGTCAGCCACTTACGCCGACACACAGGTCTGGCAGGCACAGACTTTATCGTCATTCCGTCAGTAAATACAGAACATAACCGTATGTTGTTGTCTGCACAGCTTGTTGCCAAGCCGTAGCTTTTTTCCTGCGTTTCGTAGTCAATGACTTCGCCGATAACGATGTTAATGCCTGGGCGGTCATTCTGATTGCCGTCAATGCCTATGGCTGCCAAGCCGTCCTGTTTGTATATGACCCAACGCCTTTTTGGAGACATGTTGCTATAAATTCCAACACATGGACAAGTCAAATCTTCTGTTCGCAAATCGACCCAGCCGTTTGTTCCCGTGTCGCTGAATTGACCACGCAGAAACACCTCGTCAGTGACCCAAAGCTGAAAGGTGACATCTTGGGTATCAATACTCGCATTATCGCCCTCGAACACAACTTTCTTAAAGTCATAGACCTCGATAAGCTTTGTTATCAGCCCTCTCAGTCCGTCTGTTCCCTCATATATTTTCATCTTCGACCGCCTCCGCTATGCCTGTTATACCTATATTTCCGTACGCTTCTCCCACTGACACACCCACAAGGCTCTGTCCGCTCGCCATATCGGGTATAGTGTCGATAATATCCATATTGCCGTTGAAGTCCTCGATGCTGAACCTGTCCGACCTGTCGGGCTTTTTAAGTCCGAGATTTTCCGTGAAACTAGCCAACTATACTTCCCCCTTCCGCATTTTTGCCGACTATGAGATAGTACACCTTGAAAGCGTATGTGCCGCCCTGGTCAGAGGTGTGCTCAAGGTATGCCTCCCAGTCGATGTCCCTGCCGTTGCTTGCGACTTTGTATTGAAAACTCTGCGACTTGAAGTGCTTTTTGCCCCAGTCGCACACCATAAACACCGCAGGGTTCGTGACCCCAGAGGGTATCATGCCTGTGCGTGTGTTGTAAGTCCATTGTGAGCCGTTGTCGGCGTTGACCTTCATGTTCACCGTGAAAGACCCCCACCGCATATACAGTGGGTAGAGCCTGTTCACAAGGCTTACTATCTGCGCCGCTGTCTTTGCACGAAACACCGCTGTACCGCCGTCTAAAAGCTCGTCCGTCTGTTCGCCCGAGTACCGCAGCTCATACTCCTCCTCGCCCACTATTTCTTCAAGAGCTGCCACCCTCGCCGTGAGCTGCTGGATAAGCTCCTCAGTGGTGGGCGTTGTCTGACCTGTGTCTGCTGTATCGGCAGTATTCTCCGCCTGCGTATCAGCCACAGTTGTTATCTCATTTTCGTCCATTATCTCGCCTCCTAAATCTGTTCTTCCACCGACAGACCCACCGCAGAAATGTCTGCTGAAAGTCCGCCGTCAAAATTGAATCCTATGTTAGTTATTGGTATATCGTAGATTTCGCCGCTTTCGCTGACGTATGTTATCACGTCACCAACGTCAAATCGGGGGTCGCCAAGGCGGTGAAAAAGCTCCGTTGTATACCACGAAAAGCCGCCTATCCTATGCCACAATGACCGCAGCAGCGACATTGTCATATATGGATTTTCAAACTCCAGCACACGCCCTGCCGAGCCTGTGGTATTGCCCAGCCGCAGAGTTTCGCTGTCGCTGACCTTGCAGACAATGCCTGCCAAAACATTCGGACGTTCCCCCAGCGTTGGCAGGTCGATAGTGTTGTTGTCCAGTATCTTCACGCTCGAGCCGTACCATTTGCGGACGTATCTGCCGTATCGGTCAACAAAACCGAACTCGCCTTGTGCCGAGGCGATGTAACTGAGCATTTGCCGCATTGTGGTGTCTTTGGGTATAGAGCTTATTTTGAAGTCGAAGTTTGCGGTCTTTAGGCGTATATGCCCCTTGCCATAGAGCCTTGCTCCGCCCTTTGCACGCAGCTTTGCAGGGATGGTGTAGTCGTTGCCGTTTTGAAGTCCCAACTGCTTGCAGATATCGTCTTCAACAGCCTTTGACCACGCAGGTAGCTTGACCTTTGGCACATAGGTCTTGTCGGAGAAGTAAAGCCTATCCGCAAAAGTGACCTCAGTATTTCCGCCCGACTTTTTCGATTTGACACAAGTAAACCGCCCAAGGGGTATCCGCTCTCCGTCAAGCACCTCTCCAAGCTTGCTTATCTGCTCCACTGTCAACTTTGAAAGTTCTGCGTAGGTGTAGGCTTCTAGGGTGGAGTAGGTGGTAAATGCCGAGCTGTCTTTCATATACAAACTGAAAACATACTCATTCCCAAGATACTTAGTCCCGTCGTCAACCAGCTCCGCCGTCACACTCTGAGAGCAGACCGCACCAAGCTCTATATCATCACTCAGAGATGTTGATTGAATGTCCGTCTGAACGTTCTGAATGCCGTCATATGCCACAGGTGCTCCGCTCTGAGCGTCCTCTATCCACATACCCCACAAGGCTTTGTAATTCTCTATCCTGCTTGTTATCTCATTGCTTGCTATGGTGTACATATGCCCTCCTAACGCTCTGCAAATGTGACAGTACAGCTCTTGTAATACTCACCACCGTCAAGTCTGACAAGCCCCTGCGGTACATAGTCGCTTGCGTTGGCGGATATAGAATAATACTTGCCGTTGTGCCAAAACTCCAGCTCTGCAAAGTCGGGTCCGTCCTCGATAAGGGATTGTATCTCGGCTGAATCTGCGACAGGAAGCATTGTCCACTTGCAGGGCAGTTTGTATTTGCAGAACTTTCTCGCACCCACAAACAGACCTGTTGTATTCACTCGTCCTGAACCTGCCGTCCACTCATAACAGTTTACAGGGCTCCAGCTATCAGGGTCAGGATCTGTCACCCACACGCCATTTATCTTTAGCAATGTTCCTGTCAAAATGCACTCACTCCCGTCTTACGTTTATACCGGTTGTTGCTGTCCTGCATACACTTGAAAAGCACCTTGCTGTCAACTGTTCCGAAGAACACAGGGTCATAAGCTTTCAGCCAATCAAGTATAGCGTTCAGCACCCTTAACACCTCGTCAAGCTTGCCGTTATCAAGCATACCTTGCAGTTTGCTCAGAGGTGAGATCACCTCCGGGTCTGCCTTTGCGTTCCTGTTATCGCCCACCATTGCAAGGGTCGGTGCTGTCGCAAGTCCGCCTGTGGCAAGCTTTGGTATCTCAGGTATGCTTATTGTATCAAGATCAAAACCGAAGGTTTCTCCGCCTATGCCAGGCACCCAATCAGGCACATCAAAACTCAGGCTGTTAATGCCGTCGATTATCCAGTTGACCGCACTTTCAATAGCACTGGTCATTTTGTTTACTGCACCGATAATTAGGTTTATAGGTGCTTTCACAACGCTGTAAAGCGTATCCCACACGCCTTTGAAGATCTTCTTTACACCCTGCCAAGCCTTCTTCCAGCTACCTGTGAAAATGCCTTTTACGAACATTATAATGCCGTTGAGAATGGTCTTTACGCCTCCGAAAGCGTCTGAAAAGGTCTTTTTGAACCACTTGCCTATGCCCTTGAAAACGCCCTTGACAGCGTTAAGAAGCTTTGTGAAGATCTCCTTTATCTTTGCAATACCCTCAGATACGGCATTGTACAGACCTTGTATAATATATCCGCCCATTTCAGCCATGACCTTACTAGTACTGTGAATACCAAAACAGTTCTTGAAGCCATCAATAAATGGTGTAAGAACATGGTCATAAAGCCAAGTGCCTATGCCCTTGAAAGCGTCAACGATACCTGTGAAAAGCCCCTCAACGATATTACCGCCACAGTCCTGTATTTTCTCTGTAAAGTAGTCACGGATACTGAAAACAGCGTCCTTGATAAAGCCCCACAGCACTGATACCGCACCGCCTATAGCTGAACCTATTGCCTTGAAAAGCTTTGTGGCAATGCCGCTCCAATCTATTGTAGAAATGAACGTCCACAGCTTTTCACCTATGCCCTGCCAATTCACAGTTTGCAGGAAGTTTATTGCCGTATCAAGCAGACCTTTCACGCCCTCAGAGATAGTCGTTCCTGCCTTGCCCCAATCAATCTCATCAAACCAGCCGTTCACAGAAGTGCCTATGGACGAGCCAAAGCCCGACCAATCAAAGGTGGTAACGAACGAATAAAGATAGTCGATGATAGCTTGCCATTTTGAAGCAAGGGTCTTGCCGATAAGCGACCAATCTGTTTTCTTTATACCGCCATTAAGAAAATTAGCCGTACCCTTGCCGAAGCCTGCCCAATCGAACTTCTTCATAAAGCGGTATCCTGCGCCAAAAATAGTGTTTATACCGCCGCCAAAGCTGTCCCCAAGACCTGTCCAATCAACGCCGTTAATAAAGCTGTTCAGACCGTCTGTAAGCTTATCCACAAAGCCATTCAGCTTTTTCTGAATACCGTCCCAGTTGATGTATGCGAAAGCTCCGTTGACCTTTTCAGCCACAAGAGAGCCAACTCCTGCCCAATCGCCCGACTTAATGGCGTCTTTCATACGCTCCGCCCAATCAGGAAGCTGAACGTTGTCGCCGTTTATGGCTGAGTAATCAATGCCGCCCTCTGAACTGTCTGTATCGGACTTGCTCTGATCCGGTGCAACTCTTACAACGTCAAAGTCTGCAAGGTAAGTGTCCTGAGTTTTCTTTATCTTCTCCGCTGACTTCTGCGCCTGCTTTGTCGCCTGCAAGGACTTCTGATAGGTGGTGCCGAAAAGCTCAGAGATAAACGCCGCCACAGTTTTTGTCGCCGTCGCTACGCCCGTCATAAGCGTATTGAGATACGGCATTACTGTGTTCATTATCGGTGTGAAAGCTATGGTGAGGTTTGTTTTAATTTCGTTTAAGGACTTGGCAAATTCTTCGTTGCCTGAAACAACGTTTGATACAAGTGACTTTAAGCCTCTGAAAATTGCATATGCACCAGCCATTAGAAACACTGATTTTGCCGCCCTTTTGAGAGAGTTTGTCAGCCGTGACAATGGCTTTGAACTGCCGTGTATAACGCTTGTGAGCTTGCTGAACTTTGCTTTCACAGTTTCAACAGCCTTTGAGCCAACAGACTTCATTGCTTTGAATGATCCTACAAGTGTAGTCTTTACAAGGCTTGCCGCTCTTTTTACCGCAGAAGATATCACAGAGAAACTTTTTCCGCTCTCTTTGATTTTTGCACTTAATTTGTCGCTCGTATCATACAGACCTATCAATTGGCTTTTCAATTGTTCGATTTTATTTGACAACTTTTCTGATTCCATTGCGTCATCAGTTGTTGCCAACTTAGTCTGTAATCTTTTTATTTCAGCTTCTGTTCGCTCAATAGCGTTTTGGTTTATCTCAAACTTTTGCTTGAGCCTTTCCAATGGGTCGGCAGCGGTTTTAAAATCCTCTGATATTTTCGCTGCCGCCGAAAGTGCTTCTGTTCTCAGCTTTTCAGCCGCACTGCTAGCTGCTTGTTCTGCTTCTGCAACAGCGGTGGCTGCTATTGCTTCGGTATCCAATGCTTGTGCATTGCTTAGATCTCCTATCTTGGCTTTTGTCTTGTCGATAACAGCCTGTTGACGTATCATCTGAGCTTCTACACTATTCAGCTTTTCAATGAGTTTATCAATTCCGCTATCATCTGTATCAGCAAGCTGACCGTTAAGCTCTTTATACTTAGCCTGCAACAGGCTCATTTTTTCTGTTGCATTTTCGAGTTGGAGATTAAGCCTTTCAAATTCACTTTCAGGTATTTCAAAATCACCAAAGCTCTCTGTCGCTGTTTTAGCCACCTCGTCAGCCTTTGCCGTAATTTGCTGAGCAATATCATCAACCTCAGCTTCTATTTTGGCAGGGTCATACTCAGGATTGTAATGTATCTGCACAACTTTAGGCTTGATGTTTTCGATTTGGTCGGTGGTGTTTTTTATATGCTCATTGGCTTTATCAATTTCAGACACCACCTTTGCAGTAGCCTCCTGCATACTTTTCTGAGCGATCTCCGACGCACTGCCAAAGCCCTCGTCTATGGCTTTAGTGGTCTTATCCATAGCGTTCTCAACAGCTTTCTCTGCCTGCTCTACTGGCTTTGAAAAGCCGTTCTGTATGCTTGCAGATATCTTGTCAAGCTGCTCCTGCACCTTGTTTTTTATCACAAGGTCAAGAGATATAACACCAACGCTTGCTCCGTCTGCCATTACTTATCACCTGCCTTTCCGAACATTCCCTTGAACAGCCTTTCAAAGTATCTCGCAGTTTCAAGCTTGTCTTGCTCTGTGAACGTTTCCTTTGCTTTCTGGCTTCTGAGCGCCGTCCATTCTGAGCGTATCTGCTTTTCATACCTGTCAAAATTCTTTATGATATCCTTGTTGTCCTCGCTCCTGATACGAACGACCTGACCCAGTGGCGTATCGTGCATAAGCCCTGCAACGAGCCTGTACCAATCGCTGTAATGCAGGTTTTCCTGCTCTGAGGGCAGGATATTGTACTGCTTTGCAATGGATTGTATGATAAGCTCTCGGTCATAGTCAAGATCGTACCAGCTTTCTTCAAACTTACTCTGCGTTTTCCTGCGGAAATCGAGCCTCTGTCTTTTCTGCGTCCTCGCCTGTTACCGCTGAGATAACAAGAGTGAAAAGTTGCTGATATGCCGCCCAAGGCATATTCATTGCCTCTATCTCCTTGTAGTCCTTTGGTGCGAACGCAAGCTTGAAAACCTCGTCTATCATATCAAGGTCTTTCTTTTCAGCGTTCTTGTCGCAGATGTCAAGTATCTTCTTGACAGTTTTCTGCCTATCGTCCACAGGGTAGACCTTGTCGCCTACTCTTATCTCAGGTGTACCTGTAAGAAGCTTGCTGTCGAGTGTATACATCTTTGCCATAGTTATTATCCTTTCTGATATATAAAATTAGGAGAGCGCTTTGAACGCTCCCCTGTTTTGTCTGTGTTCTTACGCTGTCGCCTCTGTAAACTCAGGCTTGCCGTCGGAAGCAAAGTCGAACGCAAGCGGTGCGACTGCTGTCGAATCTCCGCCACCCCATTCTGTTACGCTGACAACGCCCTTGATAACAAGCTTGGCTCCGCTTGGGAAGTTCCACACAAGGGTTGTGGTCGCCGCAGCTCCCGTCTTGAGTGCAAGGCTCTCGATGTAGTCATTGCCTGCGTCACCGACGTTTCTCTTGCCTGAGATACTGATAGTGATAGACTTACCAGTGAGCAGACGTCTTGTCCAGCCCTGCTGATCAAAAGGCTTCCACTCCTCGATATTGCCGTCAATGGATACTGAAAAGCTCTCCATATCGGCAATAGTCACAAGATTGCTCTCTGTCGAGCCGTCGCCGCCTGTCTTGTCTATCTTGAACTGGTTTTCATAAACGGGATAAACTCCTGTTGTGTTTGCCATACTCATTCATTCCTTTCGTAATATACTGTTGCCTCGATAACATATTCACACACGCCTCGCTCGTCCCTGCCAACAGAAACAGGATCTTTGCATTCGAGATACTTTACCGTAAATCCGTCACCCTTATGCTGACGTATATCGGATAGGATATCAAGAACGCTTTGAGCCTTTATCTCTGCCTGCGTGGGAGTATCAGTCCAATGAATAAGCACCGAGATATGTTTTTCAAGTGTTTTTGTGCAGGCTTTTCCACCTATGCAGATACGCTGTGGCTTTGAGGTCTTTGCGTTGTACACGCCTATGCACTTGTCAAGGTTGCCGTCAATAGTGCCTGCATACACGTCCTGCAAGTCAAGGATATCGCTCAGCATATCCGCTATGTTAAGTAAAGTCATACGCCTGTCCTCTTTTTGAACTCTGCCACAAACTCATTCTTGGCAAGGTCCTTTTTACTGCCTGTGATATATGGTTCAAGCCAAGCCGCACCTGCGTTAGGGTTATTGCCTTTCTGAAAATGATACTCAGGGTGATAGTACAAACGTCTTGCCTGCGGAGAGCCTGTCACAAGACTTGCACCGCTTTCGTCAGCGTGGACAAAGGTCTGATTATTCTGCATATCGCCTGTATCGAACGGCATTGTCTGAGCACTCACAAGGTCTGCCCTCACCTGCTCCATAGCCACCTCAGCAGACTTCACAGCAGCGTCTTCGATAGCCTTTATCGCCTGCACATCAAGCTTTATTTCAATGCCCACTATATCAGCTCCAATCTTGTGTAATTCACCCTGCCGTCAGGGTCTTTGGCTTTTTCAGAACCATATATCTTGTACGTCCTGCCGCCTATGACCGCATAGCCCTCTATAACAGCGTTATCAGGGGCGATATCTCCGCAGAAAAGAGCCTCGCCTGACAAGGTTATAAGCTGTTTCTCTGCGGATAATTTCTGCCTTGACTTCTCAGAGTGAAAGCATTTGCCCTCAAATATGACCGTTTGCTTCTTTGAGCCGTCACGATTAAGTCCGTCCGTTCGATAGACCTTACAGGGCGTTTTGCATACCCTTTCAGGTACAAGCTGAGGAAACTTCATCACATCAGCCCCCTGTAACATAGTCCTGTCTGCATAAGCACATTGTAGACCTGACGTGTTGTGATAACGCCGTCAAGAGATACCACCTTTGACTTATCGAATGACATTGAAACTCCGCTTATGCTGTAAGCACTCAGAGGGCTTTCTAACAGCTCCGAATTGTCATAGATGAATTTCATCTGCAAGGCTGCGGAACGCTTTATACGCTCTCTCTGAAAGTCTGTGAAGCTGTCAATGCCCTCTGCTGTTATGCGGTTGAAAGTCAGCGTGTCGATATCGCTTTCAGCCCTTTGCAGTATAGCTGAGAACTGTTCTTCGGAGATATCACACTCAGGACAGATATTGCAAAACTCAGTAGAGGTGAGGTACATATCCCTCACCCCTTACTCGCTGTACTCTGCTGTGTCAACGTCAGCGTAAATGCTGTCTATCTTTCCGTCCTTGCCGTTCGGGAAAGTGAAAACATCTGAGAACGCTCTGTTCTGATAGAGCCAGCCGTCGCCCTCTGTGTGTCCGCCCGGAGCAAAGCTGTAAATGCTGTTGATCTTAGGTACTATCTTTGTGGTCTCAGGTGTTGCGATAAGCACGTTTATCTTGTGTGAGCCTGCGACCTTTTCATAATATGTATCAAGTGCAGACTTGCTCGGTGTGCCTGATACCTTAGTGTAAGAACCGCTTGATTCGGTGTAATACTCCTTGCCGCTCACGATATCGGTATCAGCGGTCTTTACATAGCTTGCAGTGCAAGGCTCAAAGCCGCCGTCCTCAGGGTCAAAGTTGAAGCGGTCATAGAAACGCTCATCATCAATGACCTCCATGATAGGCACACCGTCAATGTCGGTCACTCTTGTTCTAAGACCAAGTCCTCCCTCTGCGATCTGCGTCATTTCTATCTTTCGTGTGAACTTGTCAGACTGCTCCAGCAGATCCATAATTGTGGAAGTCACATACATAATGAGCGAGCCGTTAGACTTGTATCTTCTCAGCTTGCCTGATGAAAGAAAGCCTTTGAGCTTGTCGAACACGTTACCCTTTGTGTATGATGAAGCGGCTGTTGATGAGTGATAGCCCTCAAGCTCTGCCGCTCTCTGAGCTGTCTTTGAGAAGAACAGAGCGTCCGTTTCTGGAGCAGACTGTGTTTTCTCGAATACCTCTGAGATATTCTTGATAGACGCTGATGAGTTTGTTTCGTCAACGTCAGCCTTATCCACAAGAAACTCAACATCACGGTCGTGTGTAAGAGTGAAAGGCACGTCCGTCTGAACATACTTACCTGTGTTCCAGCCGCCGTTTCTGTTGTGGCTCTTGTAGCCTGATGTTGACATCTGTGTGAAGTGAAAAGTCTTTGCGTCAAGCCACCTAACGTTCTGTGTGATGAACGGGCTTGACAGTGTTTCCTGGATCCTTATCTCCAAGAGCTCGGGATTCCATACTTCTGCATAGTTAAGATTTGGCATGATTCATTCCTCCTGTTTTTACTTGAATTTGTTCCAGCGTTTCTGCGCTGTTGGTTTTTCCTGTGGCTTCTTTTCATCAGTATCCGAAGATCCTGCACCGACCTTAAAACCGCCCTGCTTTTTGCCGTCGGACTTTTTGCCACCCTCGCCTTTCATATCTGGATACTTCTTTACCACCGCAGAAAGGGCGGTGTTGATATCCTGCTGACTGCCGTTTCTCATATAGCTTTCAGCCACCGCAACGGCGTCCTCGATACAGTCGGGCTTGATACCAAGCTGCATAGTGGCTATCTGAGTTTTGAGCCTGAGTATCTCCTGGTCTTTTTCGTCAGGTGCGTTCTCAGCATTGTCCTGCTTATCTTCCGCAGGCTTATCAGCGCCCTCACCGTTCTCGTCAGCCTGACTATCGTCCGACGCAGGCTGCTCCTTGTCGGCAGAGTTCTCATCTGCCTTGTCCGCAGGCTTTTCCTCAGCCTTTGGCTCGTCCTTTTTCTCCTCGTGAGTATCGGGAGTTTTCTTCTCCTCCTCATCAGGGAGTTTCTTTTTCTCGTCCATTTTCTGACCTCGCTTTCTTAAATTTGTGTATGAAAAAAGCACCCTTTAAGGTGCTTGATTCCGATATTTGAACAACTATTATCCTCTAATGACCTTGTTCTCAAATTTCTTGTATGCGTCAAGATACCATTCTTTCTTGTCACCGTTATATGTCAACTCGTAATACATACCGTCAAAGAGAGTACTTGAAAGCAAGTATTTCCAGTTCTGCAATGCCTTGCATTTCCATACTGTATAAACTTCAAAATCAGGCTTTATATCTGATTTATCAAGATGTTCTCCAATGTAATCTTTCACAATTTCTATTGCTTTTTCGTCCATAATATCCGTCCTTTCTGATTTTGGGTATAAAAATACCGCCTCGCCGTAGCGGAGCGGTTAGATTTATAACTGACCGATATAATCCAAAATACTTTCGCACATCAAGCCTTCTTCATTTGGATTATAATTTTCATCCAAACAGTTCAAAGTCAGGTAATCACCAACTTTATCTTCTATGACATCAAGTTCATCATTTGGGTCAATACCAATAGAAACAAGAAACTCTTTTTGTTTTTCTGACATTATAATCACTTCCTTTTGTACTTGTTGATTTTGTTCTTGCCTGTTTTCCATATAGTTGCGATAGTTCCAGTTTGGGGATTTACATTAACAGTTGCTTTCTCACCAATAAATCGTTGGCTTGGTCTGCCCAAACTATCAATTTTAATTTCATCAATATACAGCGGGTTTATAAGTGCATCTTTTATATCATTTACAGAAACCTTTCTTTCGGAAGCTCGCTCTTCCATATGTTTTGAAAATTTCGTTACACCAATTCCGTTAGATGTTGTTAATTCAATTTTATCATCTTTTTCCTTTTCTGTCAAGCCGCCATACACTTTCTCCCTAGAATAATCCCTCCGCAGAACTTCGCTGTTAGCGTTTATAAAGGCTTTCAATTCCTGCTGTGCCTGCCTTACTTTCTTGCGGTAGGCTTTTGCTGTATCAGGGTCGCAGGTGCCTGCCACAAAGCGTTTGAGCTTGCGTATCTTCCGCTCCATTGCACGCTGTTTCTGCTCAAGCTCTCGCTGCTCTTTTATCTTCTCCACCGGTATCGGCTCAGGTATCTGCGTTCTGCCGTGTATGTACTGCGTCATTGTGTGACGGCAGTTGGGGTGAAAAAGCCCGTTCTTTACAGCGTATGAAAGCAGCCAAAACCACTCACCGCAATAGTTGGACTTGCCCTGAAACTCGTCCTTTTCCCCCTCCCATACTGTGAACACATCATCAATGTACACCTGACCCTGCCAAGGCTCACAGGTCTTTGAACAGCCGCCATACTGCGACACAAGCACCGTATCATACCCAAGCTCTGAAAAGCGTTTTGCCGCACCCTGCAACGCCGCCCTTGTGGAAGTTGTCCGCAGAGCCATTCGCACATAGTCGGCAATGTTCACTCGCTTGCCGTCAGCGTATACGATACAGTTTATGCCCTTGTCGAGGAAGTCCCTTGTGGCAAGGTCGATAGCCTCGTTAAGCGTCATAGAGCCTGTTCCCATTGCAAGCTGTACCCTATTCAAAGTCTGCCTGTAAATATCGTCTGTCATTCGCAGAGCGGCTGTTTCAGCGGTCTTTTCAAGGGTGGTGACGTCTTCCATAAGCTTTGCCATTTTCTTTTCGTTCACGCCAAAGAAATGCTTGTCGGGGATAGGTGTTATAGGCTCGTCAGAAAGCTCCTGGGTGCTCCTTTGTGCCTGCTGCTGACCCTCTTGAAACTGCTCCGTCATAAGCTGTCTTGTCTGATCGTCGATAACGTCAACGTACTCGTTCATAATGTCGAGGTTTTCACGGCGGAAGTTCTCCATATTTTTCAGTTTCTCAGCCTGCCAAGCAGACCATTCAAAGCCGTAACGCTGTTCCTCCGCCTTGTGCCTTTTGAGATTGCGTTTCAGCGAAGATATGAGCCTTAGCTCTATCTCCTCAAATATCTTTGCGATGTCTTTGAAGCTGAGAATACTGACCACCTCCAAGTAGTTGATAGCAACAGGGGTTAAACAAATTCAAATGTACGGAAACTATAATGCCCCGTCCGGGCGAGGACCGTACTCATCACCTACCGCAGTAGGCTCACCCTCAGCAAGCCCCTTTTCCTGCATTATCCGCTTGACCTCTGCAGCTTTCCAATCGTCCTCTTTAGAACTGCCCCACAGTTCCTCCACCTGCGTTTCAACTGACATAATACCATACGTGCTTGCTTTGCCCACAGTTTCAACTCTGCTGTCAAAGTCAGGCGCACCATACTCGCCAAAGTCAACTGTCACCTCATAAGTCTCAGGGGCTTTGCCCTGCATATTGTCATAGGTCATAAGCACAGCAGAAACAAGCTGTGGCAGAGCCTTTTCAAGAGCCGTTGTGATAGTGTTTCGGGTGTTGCCTGTGACGTCTTTCTTCTCCCGCTGAGCGTCTGCACTTGACATCTTACCCACATCTATGCCCAGCGTGGCAGGAGATACAAGCCCTTGCAGACACATAAGCAGGCAATTTGTATAGCTTGCCACAAACGCTTCATACTTGATATCAGGCTGAACTACTTCTATCTTAGGCGCTGCACCCTCTGCCGAAAGCGGTGGGTCAATGCTTATGTAACTGTTGCCAAACTGGTTAGGCGCTTTAAGCTTACCGCTTGCAGGATCTCTAGGTATCATGCTTTCGGGGATATACTGCTTTACCCTGCCTGCTCTGATAGCGTCCCACCATTGTGAGATCACCTCGTCCAAAGCGTCAAAGCAATCAGACTTACCGCCGTCAAAAATGCTCTTGCCCCTGTTCGGATACTTTCGTGATGAAAAGAATTTCAGTGGCACAGCCATTATATACTCGCCCTCAAACTCAGTTCGGGGCGGTATCTGTGCAAGGCAAGGCACGTTGTCCAAACCGACCTCGTGACCGTTATCGTCATACAGACGGCTTTCTATGTACCCCTTGCCGTAATGCTCTTCAAGGTGAAATCTCTTTGAGCCTGCATAATGCACAGAATGAAAAACGACCTCGTTCAGCAGACCTCGTACAAAGTTATACTCCACTTTGTCAGCGCCGATAAACTCGACTATTGGCGTATCAGAAAGCTCAGTATCCACAGATATCTTGAAAGCTCCGTCGCCGTCAACAAGTGCGGTAACTATCGCCTTGCCTGCCAGCTCTGTGAAGTCTATATGCTCGGAAATATTATCAAAGTCAGCCTTTGCTTTGTCCCCTGTGACCTTGATATCGTCCATATCAGAATAGACAATGTATGACAGCGTATCGGCGATTATTGCAGGCAGACCGCTATGTATCTTGCGTATCTTTTCATTCTCAGGGACGCTGCTCCAGAATGAATTTGTGCCTAAGTTAAGCTGACCAAAGAACTGCGAAAGCTCTGCGGCGTCACCACGATACCAAAGCTGTGACCTTATCACATCTGTCATAAAACCTGTTTTCTCTGTGATAGTTATGCTGTATTCGGGTGCAGGCTGGATATCAAGCCAGTTTCTTATCATATTTTTCACCTTGCTTCCTATGCTGAATTTAGTCAATCTTCACACTTCCTATCTTATCACGATACGGCAGCCAGGCATACTGACAGGAATTGATAAGGTGGTCGTTGCCGTCCTCCGGCTCAGCCTTATCCTCTTTCCAACTGTATATGTTAAGCTCGCCTGCGTACTCCTTGCAATGCTCAAGGATATAAAAATCACCTGCCGCCAGCCAAGCTGACTGCAAGTGTATTCGGTCGATTATTTTCGTTTTCTTGAATGCCGGGATAAAATTATATATGCTGCCTGTGAGCCGTCCGAACTTTTGACATTCAAGTATGGTCGCCTGATCTGCGCTGTCGATATATACATCTCTTGCAAAGCCCCACATCCTGCGGTTTTTCTCCAAGAACGCCGTGAATATTTTCGGTATGTCGGAGGGCGTGAGCGGCACTTGTCTGTCACGGTTGTTATACACTTCCTCGTCAAGAGTGACGCACTTCCTGTCCGCCGTTATGCCAACAAAAGTGAACGCTATGGTATCGGGTGAGGATTGCGAGTAAGCGGTGTCAAGTCCGGCTGAGAAGTACACATAATTGAAAGCTTTCGCCCGCTCTGCTGTCAAGATATTTCGCTTTTGCAGGTCAAACACAAGCCCTGTTGCACGTCCTCTCAGACCGAGTATCTTGTTCTTATACAGCTTTGTGCCTTTCGGAGCAGCAGCCATTTTCCGTTTGATATCCTCATCAGTAAGTGAAAGATTATCACGAAAAGTAAAGAACCAATACCGCCAATTGGGTACAGGTTCTTCTGTAAGCTCTTTCATTATCTCCGCAGGCACGTCACAGGCGTATTTCTGATACGGACGTGAGCGGTTGACAAACTCTTTATACACAGGCAGAGAGGGGTCGTCAGGGTTGAGGGTCGCCATAAAGTAATCGTTACGGGTTGACATCTCACGGACAAACTCGATATCAGCGGTATTTATCTCGTCGATATAAACGCAGCCGAACTGAGCGCCCAGCACCATTTCCCACTTATCCTTGTTGTCATATCCCAGAACATAGATTATCTTGCCCTCAAACTTGATATGCGGCAGTTTGTAGTCCTTATCACCGTTGCCGAAGTACCGAGCATTGGTGTGAAGGTCAAGAATGCCGTTATCCTGCTGAATGATAGTTTCCTCAGCCTTTCCCGTAGTCTTAGCGGCAATGACGTGAAGCTTTTTCCTGCTTGCCGACACCATACGCATGAACTTTATTCCTGCGCCCACAGTTGTTTTGCCGCTTGCGGTAGTCCCTTCAAGAAAATCCGCAGACACGCCCCGAACGCTGTTGATGAAGTCCATATACTTCTGCGACAGAGGAAACTTACTCGCAATGAGTTCACTCATTTAGCCCCTCACCGCCTATCTGAGCAAAAACGTCCGAAAGCTTTTCAGAGGTCTTGACCTCCGCCTGTATCTTAGCCACATACTCTCCTGTCATTTTGTTGAGGGTATCGACGGCTCTGATACGGTCAGCAGGGTCATTCTTGCCGTCCTTAGCGATATCAGACAAGAGTGCCTGCCTCTCCTTTGCGGTCATTATACGCTCGTCCTGAGCTTTCTCGGACAGCACACGGATATACTCCGCAACACTAGGATTATCTAGGATTTTGCAGGCGTCAGCTTTCGCATACTTCTCGCTGTATCCTGCCTTTATAGCACTCTGAACGGTGTTGCCGCTCTGAGCATAGTATTCTGCAAATTTCTTTTGCCGTGCTGTCATTAGGGCACCGTCCTTTCTGAAGAAAAACAAAACTGACCCCGTTTTAAAAACGAAATCAGTTTATTGCTTAAAATTTATTTTTCTACTTTAGATAGACTTTTTTTGTACTGTTTGTACAACTTGAATTAGTTTAATAAATGAAGCCTTATTATTTAAGTATTGTTTTTAAATTATTCGCTATTTTTGTACCTTTATCAACAAATAGATCATAATCTTTTACCCTTACATCGTCTCTTAAAACAACTTCTGGATTTCTTAAATAAAAGTCACTTTTTAATGCTTCATAATTATCAATTATATCACGGAGTTCAGCTGTGATTATTGACAAATGAAAATTTTTGCTTCTAAAAATATCTGAATATTTTCTAGTAAACTTTCGTGAAATATCATTGTCTTTGGGAACCATATTTCCAGCAAAATAGTCACCATTTTGCTCACACCATGTGTCATTCTCTATTATTAACTCTACATCTTCAAGCAAAACATGATATACTATGTCAAGCAGCGATGTAGTTTCAGCATCATCAATATCATATTTTAAATCACGAATTAAGTTAATTAACTTCGAAAAATCACTTGGCGTTTGGTTTCCTTGTTCGCATTTTTCCTTTAAAAGCAAAAGGTATTCTTTTAGTTTTATATGCAT